TACAAGGGCGTCGGCATCCTGCGCGGGGCCTCTGACCGGTCGCCGACGGTGCGCACCTACCTGGCCGACAGTCAGGACGCCGAGCGCATCCTGATCGCGGCCAGGGCGCTGCGTGAGCGTGCCGGGACGCTGACCGGCATGGCGGCCGGGATCGAGGCCGAAGCGCCCGCCCGCGACGTGCTGGCCGACGTGCTGGCCGTGTTCGGCTCCGACCCGGGGCTGCACTGGCAGGTGCTGACCGGCCGGCTGGCCACGCAGTTCCCGGAGCGGTGGCAGGACGCCACGCCGGACAGCGTGTCGGCCGACTGCCGGGCGCTGGGCGTGCCGAGTGTGCAGGTGAAGATGTTCGGCCAGAACCTGATGGGGTGCCGCAGGGCCGATATCGAGCAGATCCGGGGGCAGGCGTGACCAGCCCCCTACCTCCTACCGCCCAGGCCAGCGCGGGTGCCCCGGTAGGGGCGGGTAGGAATGGGCGGAATAACCGCAGGTCGGCGAGAGGTAGTACGGGCCCTACCCCGGTAGGGGCCTCAGAGGACTGCCGGAAGCACCGGCACGCCAGCTGCGATGCCGGCTCGTGCTCGTGCGCTTGCCACCGGCTCGGCGCCGCGTTCGGCGACGACACGCGGGCCACGCGGCGGGAGGGCGGCCGGTGATCCTCTTCTTAGTCGCCGTCGGCGCGCTCGCCTGCTGGGCGGTCAGCCTGTACTTCTGGCCGTTCGGCCCGTGCGGCAAATGCAAGGGCACCGGCCGGAACGCCGGGAGCAACGCCAAGCGGTTCGGCAACTGCGGCCGGTGCGGCGGCTCCGGACGGCGCCAGCGGTTCGGGTCGCGGACGGTGCACCGGATCGTGCGCGGCTCGATCGACTACCGGGAGCGGCGGAAATGAATCTCGGCGGCAGGATCGCCTTCGCGGTCGTGGCCGTGGTCATGCTCGCGGCGGTGGTCGCGGCCCTGGTCGTGCACTAGGTGAGAGGTGCCCCGTGGATCACGGCCGGGGCCACGCCGTTCCGGTGCCGATCTCCGGTACCTGGCGGTGTAGCTATGGTGCGCGGGAGGGCTGAGCCGCACTTCGGGCCTGCGTTTGCGGGTCCGCGCCGCCGCGCCAGCGCTGTAGATTCTGCGGCCAGAGTACTATGCAGCCAGCGGCCAGGGCCGGTTGGCCTCGTCGATCTCCTCCAGCCACTGCGCGCTGAAAACGGCCGACAGATCGTAGCCCGGCGCCACATTCCCCCGGTACTGGACCAGCGCGGCCCGCTCGAGGTCCTCGGGCTGCCCGAGCCAGTCGGCCAGCCACAGCCAGTAGTCCAGCCCGTGGCATGCCTCCTGGACCTCCTTGAGGATGTCAGCGGAACAGTAGACGGTGTTGCCGTGCTTGCCGAGGCCCTGCCGGTACTCGAGGCACTCGCGGACCTGGGCGGGGGTGAGCGCGCCGGCTTCGGTGCCGAAGACGTTGCAGTGCCGCCACAGTCCCGCCGGGTCGAGCGACTCGGCGATCAGCACCTTGACCGCGCCCGGGAAACGGTCCCAGCCCTCCCGGGCCCACCGGTCCGGGTAGCCGCCGACCACGCGGGCCGAGGCGGGGATGTTGCCGGGGTTCAGTGCGTCGTACATGGTGATCATGGTTGCTCCTTCGGGCATTGCAGGTCGGGGCCGACCTGGTCGAGGATGGCGTGCTCGCCCTGCTCGTAGGCCCTGCTCGGATTGGTGTGCGGATTGCCGGGCGGCGGTTTCAGTGCAGCCAGGCTCCCGAATGTGGTGCACAGCTTGTGCTCGAGCATCTCGCCTTGGCGCTGCGCGGTGGCCTGCTCGGCTGCCTGGCCAGCCTTATAGGAGTTCACGGCCTGATTGGTCCACAGCAGGTTCGCGCCGCCGATGGTGAACGCCCCGACGCACAGGTAGACGATCGCGCGGCGGACAGGCCCGCTCATGGCCGGCCCGCGCGCACCCCGCTGGCCAGTGTCGCCCTGCTCACCCTTCGGCCCGCGCGCCAGGTTCACTATCTGCTTCATCTGCCCCCGCGGGTCACCCGGCGCATGGCCGTCACCTTCACTTACCACCGGACACCTCCCGCCGTGAGGATTCCGATGGCGACCCCGATGTTGGCGGCTCCGGCTCCGAGGGTTCCCCATCGCCAGGCCCTGGCAGCAGCGCTCTGACCTTGCGGGCGACGTCGGGCACGGTGAGCGCCAGGCCCGCGCCGATCACCAGCCCGTTCGGGTGCGGCGACCGGATCTGCGACTCGATCGCGAACGCGCCCAGGATGGTCAGCCCGATGTCTTTCAAGCGGTCCCATAGGCTCCATGGGTTCACTTCACTCCCTTCGGCTTGCCAGATGCCAGCTGGCGAGCGCTGGCCGCGAGGATGTCCGCATGCGCGGGCGCACCCCTCGGGTGGTGGTGGGCGCACACGAGCCAGGGGGTGCCCTCGACGGCGTGGCGGCCGAGCCGCCAGCAGTGCTGGACGTGGCAGTTGTGCTTGCGCAGTATCCCGGCCAGCGCGCCCACGATGGCGACTTCGCCCAGGTCGGAGCCGAATCCGGACCAGAACCCGTAGTACGGGCCGGGCTCGTTGACGGTGCCAGTGTGGACGGCAAGCCAGTGCAGCAGCCACTCGATCATGGTGCGCTCCGTGCGAGCATGGGCGGATGGACCTGGTGACGTTCCTGACCGCACGGCTGGACGAGGATGAGGCGATCGCGAAAGCTGCGACCGAATCTGCTCCGGCCCCCTGGGTGCCTGGTGGCGAGGATTACGGCGCCCCCATGGTTGCGGATGCCACCGGCGACCCCCTCATCTACGACGAGGGAACGCCCACCGTCCAGGAGTCGGCTCACATCGCCCGCCATGACCCGGCGCGGGTGCTCCGCGACGTCGCGGCCAAGCGGGCCACCCTGAAGCGGCACCGGCTGTATCCGGTGCAGCCGCCAATCTGCGGCACCTGCTGTGGGGGAGGCGGAGACGAAGTGTCGTCTGTTCCGTGGCCGTGCCCCGACGTATGCGCTGTGGCCACGGTCTACAGCGACCACCCGGGCTACGACCCGGCGTGGGCTCCCGCGTAGCCGCATCACGACACGTTCCACATGGTCAGGTCCGAGTTGGCCTGCATGACGGTCGCGGTCGAGTTCGAAGTGTCCTGCGCCCACTGGAGCTGGAACGTGCCAGCCGTCGAGCCCACGATCAGGATGCCGCTCATTTTCACCGCGCAGAGGAACGATGAGCCGTTCGAGCCGCAGACGATGTTCGCCGAGGCCTGAGTGAAGCCGACCCCGCCGACGAAGACGCCGCTGGTGTTGCGGTAGTCGGCGGTGAACGTCCAGGCCGCACCGGACGGGCCGGTCCAGTTGAACTGCAGGTCCGACGAGCCTTCGGTGCCGCCGGTGTAGAACAGCGTGCACAGCCATTTGTAGGTGGTGTTCGCGGCCACGGCCAACAGCACCGCGTTGTCGTTCTGCAGGCTGACCGAGCTGGCCAGGGACTGGTTCGACCCCTTGGCCGCGCACATGGGTGCGATGCCCGCCTGGCCGGCCGCCGTGATCTTGCTGCCCGCGAAGATGGTCGCCGCGTTAGTCACCGCTCACCTCCCTAACTGATCGCATAGACCGGAGTGAAGAACAAGCTGACCTGGTCGCCCGCGTTGTGGGCCATGACCACCCCGTTCACTGACCGGGTGACCGTGAATGTCTGCGGCGAGCTCGTCCCGCTGATGCCGGTCACCGTGATCCGCTCACCCCGGCCCGGCGCGCCCTGCGGCTTGACCTGGATGTCGAACGGGAAGTCGGCCGGGTTCGTCGTCCACAGCGGCGCGCCGCTGGCCGTGGCCTGCACCTGGAACGTGGTGGCGGTCTCGCTGATGCCGCCATACAGCGCCGACCCGTCGGTGTCGCACCGGCCGTACACCGGGTCGTCGAACACGCCAGTCTCGTACGGCGTCTCCGGGATCCCGTTCCAGGCGACCTTCCAGAAGTAGCCGCCGATGCCCTCGGTCACCCCGGCCGCCAGCTGGCGCACGTCGTCCCACGTCACCCAGGTGGGCACGTTCACCTGGTCGAGCCGGTCGCCGATGTTCAGGTCCTGGAGCACGTAGAAGAGGCTGGCGACCTCGGTGCGGGCCAGGTCCACGGTGATCGCGGGCCAGCGCGCCTCGTCCACGGTGCCGGTGTGCACCATCCACCCGGCGACGTCGGGCAGCTGGCCGTCGTCCTGCACGTTCACGCTCACCGAGGTGGCGTAGTCGCCCGCGCCCACCGGCGGCGGGCTGACGCTCATCGCCGACCCGTCGTCGAGGTAGGTCCGGTAGGTCGCGCCACTGGAGCCCGACGAGCCGCCCGAATCGCGGGTGGCGGTGACGTCGTTGATCGTGTACTGATCGTCGTCAGTCGGCGGCTGCCAGCCGTCCGCCGCGATCATCCCCTGCGACCAGTCCAGCGTCACCGCCGCCGACTGGTTCACCAGGGCGTGCAACGGCCGGTAGCCGAGCGCGTACGCCTGCCGGGGCTCGTAGATCATGCCCCGGTCGGCGTCCTCGCACTGCTGCAGCAGGTCCGGCAGCGTATCCACCGGCTGCGCGCCCATCAGTGCGGTGCTGGCGGGGAACCCGTAGATGCGGGCCGGGATGCCGTTCTCGCCACACAGGCGCAGGAAGCGGGCCCCCGCGGTCTCGCCGGTCCAGGCGTCCAGCGGCCAGTACAGGCCGAACAGGGACTGCCAGGCCGACTGCACCGAGACGTGCCCGATGACGACCTGCTGGAGCAGCTGCTGCGGGTTCACATAGACGTCGGTCGCGTTGCCGATCGTGCCAGTGAAGGTGCCGGCGTCACTCAGGCCCGTCAGTGAGCCCGGCTGCAGCGTCTCGACCGACCAGTTCACCGTCGAGCCAGATCCGGGGCGCAGCTCCATGGTGACCCACACTGGCTCGCCGTCCACGTTGAAGATGATCGGGCCGCTGTCGAACACGGTCCCGCCGGCGTCGTAGCCGGCCAGGCCCATGCCGCCGCCGGTGGTGTAGTACAGCGACAGCTCCTGCAGCGTGCCGTTCGTGATCACCCGCATGATCCGCGCCTCGTTCGGCGGCGTGTCCTGCACGTCGAGCAGGAAGCGGGTGATGATGCTGCCGTTGCTCTCATAGGCCGGGATCTGGGCGTGCCACGACGAGCCGTTCAGGACCGGCAGTGCGGCCGAGCACGCGAACGTGGAGTCGCTGGAGAACGCCGGCCCGGTCGTCGTCACCGACCCGTCGCCAGTGCCGCCCGCGACCGTCATGATCGGGCCGCCGATCGCCGAGCCGATCGACGTCGAGCCCTGCAGGTCCTCGCACGGGTAGTACGCGACCGGGAACAGGTCCCCGGCCTGCGCGGTCTCGGCCCGCCGCATCGGCGAGTACTCCGGCGCGTTGCCCTGCTGCAGCCGCCGCAGGATGCCACCCGAGGTCACCGGCACGTAGACGTCGGTCAGCGTCGGGTCGGTGGCCTTCGGGCTCGACGACATCTCGCCGAAGTAGCGGTAGGACCGCTCGCTGATCCCGGCGGTGCCATTCAGCGTCCAGACGTTCCCCTGGACGTCGGTGAACGACGCCGCGCCCTCGATCTGGGCGGAGAACACCGGGTCGGCCACCAGTGTGCCGCCGCCGTTGAGGAGCTGGAACTCGTGGATGGTGCCGTTCAGGCTCGCCGCGCCGCTCAGCCCGCCGACCTGGATCTGCGTGGTGCCGGCGTAGACCGACGTGCTGGCCCCGCCGGTGCCGGTGGCTGCCGCGCCGAGCTGTGTCTGCGTGCCGCCCATCTGCGGTGCCGTCCAGAACGTCACGGTGCCGGTCGCGAGGGTGAGCACGGCGCGGACCATGATCCGGCCGAAGCGCGGCAGCGGCTGGGTGGACTGCACCGAAAAGAAGTTGGTGCCGGTGCTCGACCAGTAGAACGTCACCGTGCCGTCGGCGTTCAGCTGCAGGATCCACGACGACTGGGTGCCGCCGGAGCCGAGCTGCCACTTCCCGGCCAGGTCGCATCCCGCATAGGTCGAGGGGGTCATGTCGATCCGCACGTCGATGCCGCCGCTCACGTTCAGCGACGTCGAGCTCGGCGTGCTCGCATAGCTCGAGCTGTCGTCCTCCATCCGCAGCGACGGGTTCTGCGCTGGCACGGAGAACCTGACCGGCGTGTTGCGCCCGATCTGCCCGTACCAGGCGCCGAGCGGGTTCTCCGCCGTGAAGTTGCCGGACTGGTTGTTCACCTGGAACGACGCCGAGCTCGGCGTCGCCTGCGCGGACTCGTTCGGCCGGCCGCGGGTGATGGTGACCGCCGGGCTCGTGCCGGCCCGCTGGTAGACGTAGCCGGAGATGTCCTGCCACTGCGGCGAGGAGGAGGAGACCGGCTGGGAGAGGGCGGTCATCTGGAAGACGCCGGGAATGATCTGGCCGCTGCCGCCGGTGGTGAGCCCGGTCTTGAAGTCGGTGGCGGACTGGATCGAATTGTAGACCGGCGAGCCCAGGACCCCGCCGGTGCCGAAGTGCAGGATTTCGGCGTTGCTGCGGCCGGTGACCAGCCGGTTGCTGAACAGCGGGATCAGGTAGTCGCCGATGAACTCGCCCCACACCGTGGAGTTGGGGATGTAGCCGGGCGGGTTGCCCGCGGCCAGGCCGTACTCGCCGATGCCGAGCGGGATGCCCGCGCCGTCGGCCAGCTCCTGATAGCTGAAGGAGGCACCCCCGCAGGGCTGGTCGATGAAGCCGCCGTCGTGCCACGCGTTGGAGTACAGGTCGACGATGAACTGTGAGGGCAGCGGGCTGAGCAGGCTGAACCATTCCGCGCCGTTGAGCGCACTGGCGGTGTTGCAGGACGGGTTGTAGTTGGCCAGCGCGCCCGCGGCCAGGATGACCGGCGCGAATGCCGCCCAGTAGGCCGCGAAGGTGAGCGTGCCGCCGGTGCCCGCGTAAGGGAACGGCTGCGTGCCGTGGTCGTTCATTTCTGTCCACAGCGTCACGCTGAAGTTGCTGGCACTGAACCCCGCGGTCACGTAGGCGGCCTGCATGGCGGCGATGAACGCCGCGAGCGCCGACTGCTGGGCGGCCAGCGTGGAGCCGCCGGTGAGCACCGACTGGCGGGTGGGCTTGAGGCAGACCTGCACGAACACGCCCGCCGCGACCAGTCTGGCCAGCGCCGTCGGCAGGGTGGCGGGCAGGGTGCCCTCGGTGAGGTAGTACCGCTGCCCGGATGCGGCCAGGGTGGTGCTGGTGTAGCCGTCGTAGGTCGCCGCCGCCGTCATGACCTGGCTGGCCGACAGGCCGTAGGTGGCCCAGTTGACGGTCGCGCCGGTGACCCCCGGAGTGCCGGTCATGCCGAGCGACGGCAGCAGGATCTGGGCGGTCAGGCCGATCGGCGACGCCGGGAACGGCGGCACCACGGGCGGCGGCTCGGTCACCACCATCACGGCCGACTGGACGGGCACCACCAGCTGGGCCGCGCTGGCGTGGATGCCCTGGGTGGTGCTGGCCGACTGCGCCGGGATCACCAGCTGCGCAGCCGCGGCGTGGACGCCCTGCTTGAGTGCGGCCGACTGGGCCGGGACCACCTGCTGGGCGGCGCTGAAGCTCACCGTGGTCTTGAACGCCAGGATGCAGGCGCTGTAGATGGGCGTCCCGGCCAGGCCTGAGATGCCGAGGGTGACCGGTGACGTGCTGGCCCCCGGCTCGGCGTAGGCGACCGCCGTCCACTGCTGGCTCGTGGCATGGAACGCCACCCCGATCGGCGTCCACCCCGAACTCCAGACCGGCGACGCGCCCCCGCCGTTGCCGTAGGTGACCGTGCCGATCAGAATCTCGTTCTGGGTCGCGAGCGTGCCGCTATTCAGGCTGAACGCGCCGCCGGAGCTGGTGCCCGCGCCCGCGGCCGACCCGCCGGAGTCCTCGCCGGTGATGCCCATGGCGGCCGGGATACCGAGCAGTATGCCGTTCTTCTCGCCAGCGCCGCCGCTGTAGGTGATGGTGGCCGTGCCGGTGCCTGACGCGAGGCCGGCCGATCCGGGGCAGTAGTAGATCGCCGAGCCGGGCGCGGTGGCCTCGGCTATCCCGGCGGTGAACGTCTCGCTGTTGCTGTCGGTGACGCCGATGATCGTGGTGCCGCCGGTCGCGGCGATCACGACCGCGGTGTCACCGGCCGTCACGCCGCTGGCCGCGCCCGCGCCCGCGTTCGAGCCCGCCGTGACCGTGAGGCTGGTGCCCCCGGTCGCGGCGAGGGCCGATCCGGCGAGGTAGGGCGCGGTCATGGGATTAGGCGGCGACCGGGAAGGCGGCCGTCAGGCTGGAGAGCTGCAGGTTGTTGCCCGTGTTGATCGGGTTGGTCGGGGCCGTCGCGGCCACCAGGCCGCCACCGGCCGACGTGGCGTTGATGCCCGATCCGCCCAGCGTGGCCGACAGCTCGAACGTGTTACCCGACGCGCTCACGATGTAGTAGGCGGTCGCGGCTGAGAATCCGCCGGGCAGCGACGACCCTTCGGCGGCGAGCAGGTAGACCGTCTGCCCGTTCGCGGGTGACAGGCCCGGGCAGGTGAAGATGCCGGGGCTGGCCTGGGTGCAGGTGAACTCGTACCAGGTGCCGGCCAGCTCGATCGAGTCGAGGAAGTTGCCGCCCGTCAGGGAATCCCACAGCGAGACATCGGTCCACACCTCCCCGGAAGTCCCGGCCCAGTTCAGCCACTGCGGCGTGTTCGTGATCGCCACCGAGCCAGCGGACGGGCTGCCGAAGGTTAGCGCCTTGCGCGTGGTCACGCTGGACACGTTCGACGTGCCCGCCGAACCAGGTGGCCCGGTGTGGCCCTGCACATAGACGGCCGGCGGAGCCGGCGGGGCGGCGCCCGCCAGCCAGCCGAGCATCAGGTCGGCCATATACGTGGAAAAGCCGTCAGCCATGGGTGCCCCTAGGAGACTTGCTCGGCGAAGGTTGCGCTGATGTTGCCGGCCTGGGCCGTGTCCGCGGCCGTGGTCGTCTCCAGCGCTAGGTCAAACCAGTAGGTGGTGTTCGGCGCCAGGGCCAGGTCGTCGTTCGCTGACCACGGGGTGAGGAACTGGCCCGCGGTGCCCGGGTTGGACGCGCGGACCGCATCGTCGGCCGGGACGCCGAACCGGGTGCCGGTCACAACCGCGCCGACAGTGACCGCCGCGCCGGCACTGGAGTAGGCGATCGCAGAGCCGCCATTGGTGGCGGACAGGTAGAACACCGACGAGGTCGGCGCCGGGCTGGCGGCGACGAAATACGCCGTCCCCTGGACGAAGTTCGTGGGCTGCGTGGTGCCGCCCACGTAGACCTGCTGGCCCGCGGTGAACGAGTTGGTGGCCGTGAACGCGGCCGCGCTGCCGGTGCCACTGGAGACGGTCGCGGTCACTGCGGGCACCGGTGCGGTGCCGGTGCCGTAGCGGGGGCCGACGGTCACGATCGCGGTCGCGCCCTCACTCGACACCGAGGCGCGGATGTCCACCTTGACCTTGCCGGTGCCGGTGGGGGTGTAGACGAGCGCCTGGCCGCTGCCAGCCTGGCCGAGGCCCATCATCACCATTGACGTGGTGGACGTGGGTGTGGGGTTGGCGGGCTTGAAGTTGGCCGAGGGCGCCGGGGGCGTGATCCCGGCGGCGGCGAGTGCCGCGGCGAAGCTCGCATAGCTGCCGCCAGTGCCGCCTTTCGTGGTGGCCAGCGGCGAGCCCGACGTCGGCTGGAGGTTCAGTGCGTACGTTTCCGCGGTGGACTGGGCGGTGGCCGCCGCGCCCGCCGCGTCGTAGAGGGCATTGAGCTGGGTCAGCGGCAGGTCATCAGAGATGTCCGTCCAGATGCCCGCACCCGCGCCAGCGGTGCCCACGCCGCCGTACTGCAGGATCACGCCCTGCGCCTGCAGGGTCAGGTTCAGGCTCGTGCCGCCGCCGGTCTTGTTGAAGACGTCGGGGCCCTGCGTCTCGATCGTCACCTCGTTGCTGCCGCCGAGAGTGACCATCTTGGCCACCACCAGCGTCCCCGCGGCCGGGCCAGAGGGCAGCTTGACCACCACAGTCCCGCTCGTGGTGTCCACCGGCACTATCGCGTCCGCCGCCGCCGCGTACGGGCTCTGGCTGAAGGTGACCGGCGGGGTGACCAGCGTCAGGATCGACGTCGCCGACGCTGCGACCACAGCCACCGCGGTGCCCGCCGGGTCGGCACCCACCTGCGCGGCCGTGTAGTCGCCGCTCTGCGCCACAACAGCCCCGCTGCGGCCGAACGCCGATGAGACGCCGCCGCCGGGAATCAGCGAGCTGGCCGGCCGCCACACGCCATCTTCGGTCTGAAGGGACCCGGCCGCGCCGACCGGCCCCGGCACCGTTGGCCCGGACGGCCCGTTCGCCGTGGTGATCTTCGCCATGCGCCCTCCCTAGCTCGTCTGTCCCCACGCCCGCTGGGCGCTGTTGGTGCCACCGCCGCCGACGACCCGGACCTGCGCCTTCAGCGACTGGAACAGCTCCCTGATCAGCCCCGATTCGGCCCCTTCCCAGCGCAGGACGACCTCCATCTGGCCGCCCGCACCGCCGCCGCCGTAGCCGCCGCCAGCCCCGCCGAACATCGCGGCACGGGACGCGGTCGCCGCGGCGCCGCGCAAGGCGCCCTCCGTGGACGCCAGCCCCTTGGCGAAGCCCAGGCCGGCGCGCTGCCCGGCCGCGATCATCTTCGTGGCCTCAGACGGCTCGCTGAAATGGATACCGAAAGCGCCGCCAATGGCGTTGGCGATGTCGTGACCCCAATTCTCCGCATCACCGATCAGGCCGCCGACCATCGATTCCAGGCCGTGCAGCAGCCCAGAGATCGCGTTCTCCCCGAGATGGAAAAGCATCCCCGGCAGCGCCGCCGCACCGTTCACGATCCGGCCGGGGAGCTGCTCAAACCAGTGGACGACGTCATCGCCCCAGGAGGCGATGTCGTGCCGGATTTGGTCGAATTTCGAGGCGAAATCGTGGCGGATAATATCCAGCCCCGATTCCTCGGTGCTAATAAAATCGTCAAAAGCGGCGGCGACATCGTGGCGCATTCCGTCCAGATCTGACGCCACGTCGTGGCGGATATCATCGAATTCGCGCTCGATATCCTTGTGGAATTTCACGATCAGGGCGATTGCCAGCGAAATACCGCCGGTAAATGGCGCTAGCAGGATCCCGGCCAGCATCGGCCAGTTCGCCTTGATCCAGGACCACACGTCGCGGGCCGCGGTCTCGACCCCATGGAGGGCCTCGGATCCCCAGTGCTCGAAGTCCTTCCAGTGCCTCACGACCTCATAGATCCCGGCGGCCAGGGCCACCAGCAGCATGATGATCGCGCCGATCGGGTTGGCGTCCTCGGCAACGTCAAGGGTTTCCTGCGCCGCCGCTGCCCCTTCCGCCGACTCGGCCTGGGCATCCTGTGCGGCGGCCAGGCCCTCGGTCTCGGTGGCCGCGTCCGCCGCGGCGTCCCCGGCGCCGGTCAGCTTGCCGATCATCTGGCCGGCCCAGCCCGCGAGCTTCTCGCCGCCCTTCCAGAGATTCTCGAACCCCTCGGCTGCGGTCGAGAGCCCATCCTGGAGCTTTTTGAGGGCGATCCCCGCCAGCGCGCCGCCGATGATGGCGGCGACCGCGATCGCCGGGCCCTTCCCATGCTCGAGCGCGTTGGCGAAGTCGGTCAGCCCGCGGACGGCCTTCATGGCGATCGGCAGCAGGCCGACGCCCATCTTGGTGACCAGGGCGTCCAGGCTGGACTTCAGGTCGGCCCACTGCTGCGCGACCGTCTGCTGCGTGTGCGCCCACGCCGAGCCGAAGCCGGATGCGCCGCGCTCGAGGTCGGGGAACTTGCTCTTGAGCCGGTCGATCTGGTCGGTCAGGATCCCGATGCCGACGCCGGCCTTCTTGCCGAAGATCTCAGTCATGTACTGGCCCCAGTCGCTGGCCGGGACCTTGCTCGCCTGCAGGTGCTGGATGAACTGCTCGATCGCCGACGACATGCCCTCGTGGGTCATCGTGTGGCCCAGCTCGGTCATCGTCAGGCCGATGCTCTTCAGCACCGGGCCCGCGGTGGTCAGCGGCGCCTGCATCGCCTGCCAGGCCATCCGCAGCTCCGTCGCCGCGTGGGCCCCCCGGATGTTGTTGTCACCGAAGACGGCCAGGGCCGCCCCGACCTGGTAAATGTTCTGGCCGAACGACTTCGCGACCGCCATCACGCCGGTGGACATCGCGCTGGCCAGATCCTGCATGGTCATGTCGCCGGAGCCGACGATGGCGTTAAGGGCACCCATCGCGCCGCTGTAGGACTTGATCCCCGGCACCCCGGCGACGATCGTCGCGTCCAGCGCGTTCGTGACGTCGACCAGGTCGGCGTGACCGACCGCCGCACCCTCGGCCGCCGTCTTCAGCAGGTTGAGGGCCTTCGGGCCGGTGATGCCGACGCTGGCGAACGACGACTCGACGTGGTAGAGCGCCTGCGCCAGGGAGTCCGGGCTGTCGCCGACCTGCCCGGCCAGCGCCAGCACCCCGTTGCCGAGCGACGCGAGCTGGCCGCGCGACACGCCCGCCTGCGTGTTCAGCGTGTTCATGACACTCTGGAAACCGGCCGCCTTGACCGTGCCGTAGACCATCGCCCCGGCGACGCCGAGGAGTGCCAGCTTCGCCTTCCCCCAGGCGCCCGCGAACATGCCCGCACTCTCGCTGGACTCGTCGGTCTTGGCGGCACTCTCCTCCTGGGCGTCGCTGGACTCCTTCGCCGCCGCGGCGCTATCACGCTCGGCCGCGGCCAGCCGCATCTGGGCGTCCAGGCTCGCCGTGGCCGCCGTGCTGGCCCGGTCCAGCGCCGCCGCGTACTCGTTCTGCACGGCGGCCAGCTCCTCGCCGCTGGCACCCTCGTCGGCCTGCACCCCGGCCAGCCGGGCCGCCGCCGCCTCCAGCTCCGTGTTCGCCTCGGCCGCCCGGGTGGCCGCGTCCGCGTAGGCGTCCCACGCCGCGGCGGCCTCCTCGGCCTGGTCCGCGGACTCCTCGATGCCAGCGCCCGCTTTGTTTGTGCTGGTGATGACGATCTCGACGACGTTCGCCGCCATTACTCACCTCCCCTCGGCGTTCCGAGCCGCCTGACCTCCAGGTCGCGCAGCACCTCCGCGTCTTCCTTCAGCACCTGGGATGGGCGGGAGTGCCACATTTCGGCCAGGCCCAGCACCAGCTCCGCCCTTACGAGCTCCCAGGGCTTCCCGGCGTCGTCTCCGTCTCCGGGGCCGCTGGCGTATCCGTCAGCGGGGTCATCGGGATCTCCATCCCCGCCGGCGCCGGTGGCGGCCCCGGTGGCGTCGCGCCATTCCCGGAGCCTGCGGGCAAAGGGGGCGCCACCGACAAGATGTGCTTCTGGTAGTTGGCCAGGATCATGAAGATGAAGTCCTGCTCCTGGGTGAGCACGCCCTCGAGCGTCGGCGGCACCGGGACCGTGGCCAGGCTCCCGTCCTCGCCCGCGACGTCGTCCTCGACGTTCCACGACACCAGGAACCGGGCGAACGTCCCGAAGATCGCGCGGATCACGTCCTCCGGGAGCCCCATGGCCGCTGCCGGGGACATGCCGGGATCGACGCCCAGCCCCTGGAGGTCGAGAAGGTCGCCGATCGTCGCGCGGCGCATCACGACCTCCAGGCCGTTCCACTCCGGCTCGGCGAAGACCAGCTTGTAGCGCTTCTTCGGCTTGAAACCCATTAACCGGCCCCCACGTGCGGGCAGACGCCACCATTGAGCTGGCGCCCGAAGTTGCAGTTATGGCAGAGCAACTGAAATCCCTCCGGATAGTTGTTCTTGCGTAGCCACGAATAGAAGCCGCCGCCGCCCAGCTCCCGGTGCTGCTGATAGCCGCCGCCATTGACGTGATCGAGTGCAAGGAACAGCAGGATGGACTCGCCGCAGCACGCGCAGGCCGGCTCGCCCCCGCCGCTGTAGGCCCGCAGGGCTTCGAGGCGCTGCGCCTTGCGCACCGCGTCCCGCTGATCCTTGAGTGCCGCAGCGCGGCACTCCGGCGAGCAGTAGCGCCGCTGGTCCATCGAGCCGACAAACTCCGTGCCGCACCGGGCGCACGGCTTCGTGAGGGGCGGCCGGCATCGGGGACAGAGCGTCCGCGTGTCCCCATGCCTGCCGAACCGGCGCCCGCACCCTTCGCAGACCACCCGCTTCACTGGGCCAGAAACACACCGCCTGCACTGGTTGCGGTAGGTGCCACCCTCCGGGCGCCTGTAGAACCCGGAGAGCGACTTGGTCTCCCCGCACTGACGGCAGACCTTCATTCCCTCCGGGGCGACCAGCCCTAGGCAGGCGTCGCAGCGGCCACAGTTCCGGCATGGCGGCAGCTCCGGGTTCGGCGGCTTCGGCCCCCGCTGGCCGGCCGCCACCTCTGGCATGCACTCCGCACACCAGGCGTGCGCCTTCCCGCAGGACTTGACCATGTAGTTTCCCGACGCCGCTCCGCCCATGACGGAACCCCCTTGCCATCACCAATATGACTTGGCAAGAGTATTGAGAAACCGTGACGGTCATGATGACTTGGACCCAGCTCCTAGTCTCCGGACCACTGGGGCACGTTGCCGTCGGCCAGCACGCCGGGCACCTTCCAGGTCAGCTCGCCGGTCGCGGACCGGGCGATCTGGTAGTCGGTGAGCAGCAGGTTGGCGTTGAGCGTGCAGCCGTTGACCGTGTTGGCCATCGCCCGGTTCACCGACGTCGAGCTGATCGTCTGGAAGACGTCGTGCTCGAGGTTGGTGCCGTTGTCGAACGTGCCGTCCATCTCGACGGACAGGTCGGCCAGCAGCAGCAGCCGCTCGTGTGCCGACACCCCGATGCCGGTGACGTCCTGCACGCCACGCGGGGTGGCGAAGTTCAGCGAGTTGATGTCGTCGCGGATGTCGCGGGGGGTGCCCGCGGCGTCCGCGAGGGTGAAGGTGGTCCAGCCGAGGCCGGTGACCTTGCTAATCGTGATCAGCCCCTTTCGATTGCCGTGGCGAGCCGGTCCTGGTGCTCGCCGAACGATTCCTGCCAGTCAGCCGGCCGCTTGTGCAGCAGCACGGCACCGCGGCCCCGGCCGCGCCAGTCGCCGTCGCGCTCGACCCACTGCTGCGGGCGGGTGCGATGCTCGGTGAAGCACCGTTGCCCCGGCCCGAACCGGAAGACGGTCAGGCCGCCGCCGGTGGTCTCGGTGAAGGTGCGCCCGGACTCGTGGCGGATCCAGCGCGCAGCCTCGGCCTGCGCGGGCACCTTCTCGTCGAGGAAGGTTTCCCAGCCCTTGAGGTAGGACCAGCACGGCGGGGCGGCGCGTTCGCACGCCACCTTCACCGTGCGGTCGGATGACTGGCGCACAGCCCAGGTCTTGACCGCGGTGACCGGCAGCCGCGGCGCCATACGGAACGGCTGCCGCACCGCGCGGGCCACGGCCCTGCGGGATGCTGGCATGTCAGACCACCTCCCTAGAAGACGACTTGCACCGGATTCACATTCACGTTGACCTCGTACGACAGGGCGGTGAAGCCGCCTACCGTCGTGAGCGCGGCCTGCAGGTACTGGTCCACCACCGCGCCCACGACCCCAGAGCCGGCCGTGGTGGCGTTGATCGGCGAACCGGACGGCGTCGCGGCCAGCCCGAACGTGCTGCCGGCCGGCGAGATCACGTAGTACGTCGTCGCCGCGGCGAACCCGCCGGGCAGGCTCTGGCCGGGCAGCGCGGACAGCTGCACCGCCTGGTTGGCCAGGAAGACCGGGCCCGGCGCGGTGAACACCCCGGGCGACGCCACGGGGCAGGTGAACAGCCCGGACAGGCACAGCCGCTGCGCCAGCGGCACGGAGCCGGTGACCTGACTGAAGGCGGCCAGTTCCGTCCAGGTCTCGCCATCCGGGGCATGCTGCAGCTGCACGGTCACATCGGTGCCGGTGAACGCGGGCACGTGCAGATAGGCCTGCGCGCCGAAGCCGTACGCCTGGCCGTTGTTCACACTGCCCGGCGCCGGGAACACGGACACGTCGTCGAGGTAATGCACCTCAGTCAGGGCCGCGCTGGCGACCTGGATCAGCACCCGGGCATAGACCGCCGTCGCCGGGGCGATCGCGGCCTCGACCGTCAGCAGCGTCCAGCCGGTCGTCACGTCCGCGACCGCGCTGCCGCTGACCGTGGACAGCAGGGTCCCCGCGGGGCTGTAGAACGCGATCTGCGGCGTGCTGGTGCGGGCCGCCGTGGCCGCCCGCAGGTACATCTGGACGGTGTAGAGCTGGCCCGCCGTGACCGCGAGCCCCTGCGTGGTGATGCTGGAGGCGATGCACGACGCGGCACCCATCGTGCCAGCCGTCGTACAGGTCAATGCCAGCGAATCGCTGCCCGAATGGGCCTGCGCCGACGAGTCGGCGACCGTGCAGCCGCCCGCCTGCACCCAGTTGCCGACGCCGCCCTCGAAACCCGCGTTCTGGCCGGTCAGCAGGTTGGCAACGCTGGTCACTCCGGGGGTGAGCTGGACGGCCCAGTCCAGGGCGGCGGCATTGTAGGAGTTCGACTGGCCCTGCACCTTGAATGTCAGGCTGCCGTCGTTGCTCCTGGTCGGGTCGTAGCCGACCTGCTTGGCGTTCAGGCTCGCCGCCGCGCCCCCGAGTGCCGTCCCGCGCAGGTAGGTCATGATCACGTCGGCCGTGGGCAGGCCCTTGAATGCGTCATGGGCCATATTCGCGGCCGGGTCGTGGAACGTGACCAGGTCCATGGAGGCACTGCGCAGGCCGGCGAGGCGGGAGTGGCCGTACTGGGTGATGTCGGTGACGTCGAGCACGCCGAGCGGGCTGGCGATGCTCAGGTCCTGGACGTCGCCGCCGATGTGGTAACCGGCCACGACCAGGTCATCGCCGAGACCACTGCTCTTCGTGGTGCTCCCGCTCATGTCGCCACCTGCGCAAACGCGTCGTTGAGGATCAGCGGAACGAGGACGTCCATCACCCGGTACGTGCTGCCGTCCTGCTCCAGGTAGCCGGGCCGCCAGCTCAGCCCCTGGCCGGTCGCGCCGAGCAGGTCCACGTTCCGCACCAGGCCGGCCGGGACGCTGGCCAGCGTGAAGTCGGCGGAGTAGGCGGCCACCAGGAGCATGGTCGAGGTCAGGATCGCCGGGTCGATCGCCTCCAGGGGCCGCTGCTGGCGGAGCACGTAGATGCGGGCAGTGAACTCCTGCCGGATCGACGTCGCGGTCATCCCGGACGCCCGGATCGCCTCGCCGTCGCCGAGCAGGAACGAGCAGTACGCGCCGCCCGCTGGCGGGTTGTCCGACTCGTGCCGGTTGACGTCCTGGAAGATGTTCAGGCTCTTGGCGTGGCTGGTCAGCGCCGAGTAGACGGCCAGGACGCCCGGCCCGTCGAAGCCGCTCACGACTCACCGCCCATCATGGGCAGGTACCGGCTCAGGTTCCGCTGCGCGACCGGGCGCAGCTCCCGGGCGATCAGCAGCCGGGTCTTCTTGAACGTCCCGTAGCCCTTGAAGCCGGTCGAGAGGTTCCGCTTCGACTTGCCCTCCAGCCACGGCCACGCGAAGTCGCCCTTCTCGATGCCGCCGGAGATGATCCGCTTCTCGTCGCCGCCGGTCAGCTTCACGCCGCCGGCCGCCGCGCCGGTGCCGCCCCGGCCGGACTTGTTCATCGCCCTGGCGCGCTCCTGGATCACCCGCTGGCCCTGCTCGGCGAGGTCGTTGATGGTGTCGCGCTGGAACATGCGGACGGCGTTCATCGCCTCGCCGTCGAAGATCGGCCCGGACACCTTCACGCGGCTGGCCATCAGGTCACCGCCGACAGGTCGGGGTTCGAGCACCCTTCGCCGATCGGGTGGCCGTAGCGCTGCGCTCCGCGCTCGTCCACCCAGCCCGCGTGGCGCGCCTCGGTGCAGGCGCTGCAGCACAGGTCGCCCGGTGGTTCGCAGCTGCGGTTGTGCATGTCGCAGCACGCACCCGCGAGGATTGCCGCGATCGACGGCAGCCGGTCGTCCCCGAGGCGCTGGACATACAGCCTGACCGGCTCGCCACCGCGCACATCGATGACGATGCGCTCGATCGCGTCCAGGTCCTCGATGATCCCGGCAGCCTCTAGCGCCCGGGCGAAGACCTGGCCGGGGATCAGCTCGTGCTTGCGCGCCATCTCACACCGCCCTCTGCCGGGCCCGCCGCCCATAGGCGGTCATGACCTCGTCCCACAGGTCCGCCAGCGCCACCCCGGACGCCGGCATCGCCGCATCACCAGAGCCCACCGTCCGGCTGTAGCCGCTCGACTCCTGCAGCACCCGGTTCACCGTCTCGGCCACGCACAGGTCCCGCACCAGGCCGGGCACGCGGTGCTTGAACACCCCCGCGCCGGAGCTGTACGTGCTGGCCGTGGTGCCGAGCTGGGCCCGGTTCACCGACAGCAGCCGGTAGGCATACACCGTTGCCGCCGAGTGCGTGGCCAGCGCGGTGCCGTTCCACGCCCGCACCACCGTCGCGATGCCGGCGCTCGTCTGCTCGATGAGCATCTGCTCCTGATCGAGCAGCAGCACCTCACCCGCGTTCAGTGACCCGCTGCCCGTCGTCGTCAGCGCCACATCCGCGTCCGACGCGGCAGTACAGCCGCCGCCGGACTGGGTCAGGCCCGTCGCCAGCGCGGTCTTGCCGGTCACCACGATCCGCTCACCCACATACGGGGCCACCGCGCCCGCGTAGCCGTACGCCGTGGGATACGGGGCCTCGCCCTGGCCGTAGCCGAGGATCATCAGGTCGCCCGCGCCGAGCTCGGCGCCGTTCGCGATGCTCACTGTCGTGTCGGTGCTGCCCACGTTCGCGGCCAGCGCGGTCACCGGGTCGGCCGCCGCGGTGAACCCCCACGTGCCCACGCCCATGATGTTGTGCTGCGGTGTCTGGCCGTTGTTCCCGAACGAGTACGACTGCGACCGGTCCAGCTCCAGGTAGGTGTACGGGAAGTCCGGGCGCTTGTTGACCGGCTCCAGGAAGACGGCGTTCAGCGGGATCGTGACGCCGCCGCTCACAAGCTCCGTGAGCACCACGCAGTCGTACTGGTCGAAGCGGAGCGTCCACGGGGTCGCGTACTGGCCGCCGCCCGAGCCGCCCTGGTTGGGCCAGTCCCACCAGCGGGTGGTGTCGTTGGGGTAGAACAGGCGCTTGGCCTGGGCCTCGATGTTCTCCGACACGGAGCGCAGGCCCCGGTCGAGCTTGTCGTTGTCGATCACGCCGTCTTTGAGGTCCATGCTGCGCTGGGCGTCGTCGCGCGAGCAGTAGGTCATGCGAGACACGGTCATGGCCGATCGCCTCGCTCGCGCTGACGTCCGACCAGGTATGCGAGCCCCACGAGAGCGACGGCGCCCGCGATGGTAAGGATCACCACGTCACCGCCCACGTCTCTTCGATGACCGCGTGCGGGAACGCCGAGCGGTGCCAGGGCCGGCCCCACGACCACCAGGTGTCACCCACAGCCAGGACCGCGTGCGGGCCGGGCAGGTCGAGACCTAGAATCAGGGCGGGGCTGGCGGGAGGCTGCGGCCCGGCACTTGCAGAAAGTTGCATACCGAGCGGGCGAGCCGTTAGCTGTCGGGTTTGTGTTTCGGCGGCGGGGCGCGGCTTAAGAACGAGGCGACTCTGCGCGCCTACTCCCGCCAGCTCCCTGAAACCCGTCGGCCGCAGATTGCCTAGCCCGTGCTCGGCGGCAGCCTCCAGTGTGGCCAGGATGGTCGCGCCCGCGTCGTCATCGGCCGCCGTGAGCTCGTAGAGCGCCATCACGTCATCCGCGCCCACGGTGCGGCCAGCAAGCCGCAGCGAGGTGGCCAGCGCCAGCGCCGAGCAGCACGCCACGTCATCGAGCGGGCGGGTATCCAGGCAGGGGGGCGCGCCTGGCGGCTGACGCGGCTCGGCTTCACCGCCAGGCGCAGGCCAAAGCCGCAGAAGGTCCTGCTGCGCGCCCTCCTGGTCCATGACAGGCGCCCGGGCCAGCCCGCGCGCCTTCGCGTGCACCGGCATCGTCGCCTTCACCGTCACCTTGACCCCGCCGATCCGGACCGTCGCCGTCTCGGTCTTCGTCGGGGTGTGCTTGCGCGACGAGTGCTTGCGCGAGCCCGCATGCTTGCTCGTCGTGCCCCGCGCGTCCGCCGCCTTCATCACTCACCCCGGCCGTTCGGGGCGGACATAGTCGCGCGGGTACTGCCAGCCGCAGAACTTGCAGTACAGCTCGACGCCCGCGCCGGCCACCGTGTTCGGCGCAGGGCGCAGCGGCTCGCCGTCGTCTGGGCACGCCACCGGCGGGTTGCTGACGAAGTTCTCGAACTCGACCGCGTTCTGCTTGAGAACGGAGTCGAGTCCCCACCAGGAGCCCGTCTGCTCGGACATGCCTGATCAGCCATCCTTGGCGGCCTTCGGCGGCCTGCGGGCGGGCGCCGGACGCGGAGCCGGGGCGGGGTCGGCCGGCGGGTCAGCGGGGGGCTCGGCAGCCGCCACAGGGGCACCGGCAGGCCCACCCTCGGAGGGGTCGTTGCTCACTGACGCCACGGTCCCGTCCGCGGGAACCTCGGTGCCGTGCATCTCCACGCCGTAGCCAGCGTGCTCCGTGGCCCCCGGCGCGGCCGGGCGCAGGACGGACTCGTCGAGCTGCGGGCCATGCACCTCGCGGCCAGTGCCCGCGTAGGTGATCGGGTCCTCCGGCTCGCGGCCGGGCTCGAACGTCGCACCGGCCGGGGTTATCTTCGCCACGCCGTCCTCCTCGTAGTCCGTGCTGCCACAACCCGGCTGCGGGCAGCGGGGCAGGCCGGCCGCGTACCGCACCCCGTCCCGCCTGCATCGCCACAAAGTCACCGCGGCCGCCTAGGTGTGGGTGTCCAGGACCACGACCGGGCTCACCGTCTGGCCGGCCTCGGTCGTGGTCGGGCTCTGGATCCAGTACCGGCCGTCCACCCGGCTCTTGATGCGGAAATTCGAGGTGCCCGTTACGAACCCGGCACCCTTCGCCGACCGCTCCACAGTCATCGCCAGCCGGTCGCCGATCACGTACTCCGCCAGGTCGGCCAGCACAATGTCGCCCGTCGCCCCAATGGCGGGCTGGTGGTCGGTCACCACGGCGGGCAGGCCCAGCATGTTCGGGCCGATCTCGCGCCCGTCGCCCATTGAGAACCACCCCGACGGCGGCACAACCTCACTGCCCGTCGGGTTGTAGTAGATCTCCAGGATCTGGTCCATCACGGTCGCCGACATCAGCCACGCCGTCGAGGTCACGCCCGGCGTCAGCCCGGACTGCTTGCTCGCCGGGTGCAGCGCCTTGAACATCGCGACGACGTCCAGGAACGTCACCGCGTTAGCCGTGGTGCGGTCCACGCCCACCGCGCACGCGGCGTTGATCAGCCCCTGCGGCTGGCCCACCCCGGTGCCGTTCAGCCACGCGTCATCCTCGAACCACGCATAACCCTTCGCGATCACCCGCGCGGTGAAGTCGCCGAACGCGCCCGCCGCGTCGTCCACCAGCTCGTTCGGCACGCCCTGCATGTACGCGGCGGCCTTGCGGGCCTCCAGGACCGCGCGGCCGAACTGCGGCGCCAGGGCCGTGGCCGCCGAGCCCGGGATCACCGCCCCCGGCTCAACCCATGCGAACGTCATGCCGCCCAGCGCCTGCGCGCTGCTGGCCTGGCTCGGGTTATCCAGCACCGGGATCGCCAGCCGGTCCGACGTCATCGGCAGCACCATCGCCTGCGGGCGCACGATCGGGGCCGTCATGTATGCCAGCACCTGCGACCGCAGGAACTCCGGCACCAGGAACCCGCCCTCGCTGGGCACCCGCTCCGACATGACGTTGCCGATCAGGGTGCGCGCCGCCGGGTTGTCCGGGTCGGTGATGGCATGCATGAACGCACCCCACGACCGCGCCCACGGCTGGCCGTCCAGCGCCGCGCCCGGCGCGTCCGGCCGGTACAGCGCCGACCGCCAGGAACCGGGCGCAGGCAGATCGCCCGCGCTCAGCTCCAGCTCCGCCAGCGGCAGCGTGTCGGTGGTCATGGTCAGCTGGCCGACCCCGACAGCTGGCGCATCAGCTTCGGCGTGCGCTGCGGCAGCAGGTCGTGCGTGATCGCCTGCACCAGGCCGGACGCGGCGACCGTCACCTCGACGTACTCCGCGCCGGCCGGGAGGTCCGCGGCGTCGATGTAGAACACCACCACGCCCGACGCGATCGTCACCGCCGAGACCGCGTTGGCCAGGTCGCCGGAGTCCGTCCAGGCCGCCCCGCCCGCCGTCGAGGTGTTGCTGTAGTAGCGGGTGATCGCGGTCAGCGCCGTCGCCGAGCCGTTGTAGGTGTTCGCGCTCTTGACGGTGAACGTGTCGTTGCCGGTGCAGACGAACGTCACGCCGGCGGCATCCTTGAGGCTGATCAGCGTTCCCGCTGCGATTGGCGCGACATTGAACAGTCGGCCGAGCGCTTCCATCATGACTAGCTGCCTCCTTCGGGCAAACCCTGGCCAGAGCTCAGCTCGTGGCCGTGGTGTCGATCTTGACGAGGGGAGACAGCTTCTGTGAGCTGCCGTTTTCCGGGGTGATCGGGCTCTGCAGCCAGAACCGGCCGTCGAGGCGCTCGATGATCCGGTAGGCGATCATGTCCTGGCCGAACAGGTACTCGTCCGAGCTGGCCACCTGCATGGTCTGGCGGTCACCCAGCAGGTAGTAGTCCAGGTCAACCAGGGTGAGAGCACCCGGCGTGGTCGTGTTCCCGCTCAGGCCCGACGGCATCTTCTCCGTCACGATCAGCGGCCGGCCCATCAGCCGGTAGCTGACACCGTCGCCGTTGCCGCCGCCCGGCGTGTCGGTGGCGTTCATCTGCTGCAGCCACAGCGGCGGCGCGATCGTGGTCGAGTTGCTCGTCAGCGCCAGCAGGAGCAGCTGCAGCAGCACGTCCGGGCTGCACAGCCACACCGCCCGGTTCAGGCTGGCCGGCCACATCTGGCTGTAGGCCTTCGCGATGTCCGCGAACGCGATCGTGTAGTCAGTGCCGACCGGCACCCGCACCGCACCCGGGGCCTGCAGGATGCCCTGCGGCTCGCCGACACCCGTCCCGCTGATGAAGCCGACGTCCTCGAACCAGGAGACCGCGGTCGGGAAGAACTTGTTGAACCACATGTCCAGGCTGGTCGTGCTGTCCTGGAGCAGCTCGTTCGGGATGGCGGTGTAGGCCGTTAGCTTCTTGGCCTCAAGGGTGATGCGGCCCCAGGTCGGCGCCGAGCTGGCCAGCGCCGCGCCTTCCTCGGTCCAGAACGCCTGAACCCCGCCGTAGACGTTGCTGGCGTGGCTCGTGTCGTCGATCGAGGGCAGCGGCACCCGCAGCGAGTCCATCGGGATGATCCGCGCCCGCGGCCGGATCACCGCAGTCTCCAGCGCCACCATGAGAATCTCCGAGCGGAGGTTCTCAGGCACCAGGAAGCCGCCCTCGGACGGAATCCGCTCGGACATGGCGTTGCTCAGGCGCGTCTTCTCGAGCTTGGCCTTGAAGTCCTGGATCCGGGTGACCTTCTCCGTGTCGCCCCGCTGGCCGGCATCCTTCTCGGCCTTGAAGATCGCGTACATGAACTTGCCGAAGTTGGCCGCGTACTCTTCCTCGTCAACGGCCGCGCCCAGCGCGCGCTCATTGAACAGGGCGTTCTCGTCGGCGAGGTAGGCGGCGTTGCGCATCCGTGACCGGGTGACGGCGCGCGCCCTGCGGGCCTCGCGGCCGGTCAGCGCCGGGCCAGCGCCGGGCCTGAATCCGGCGGCGGGGCGGTAACCCTGCGCGGCCTGGTCCCTGAGGAACTCCTGCATGCCCAGCTGGACCTGCTCGCGCATCTGCAGGGATAGCTCGGTCGGGTCACCGGCCGCCGTCTCCAGTGCGGCCTTGGCGTAGCCGCGGACGAAGCCCTGCCAGCCCTCCTCGCCGTCCTCCCAGACCGCCTTCATTTTGGCCCGGTCGTTCAGGGCCTCCTCGAACTCCTCCTGGGAGGTGGGGAGCGTCATCGTGGTCATACCGCCTCCTCAGGCGTCCCGTAGCCACGCGGGCGTGTCCGCGTGGTCGCTTGCGTCTTTGCCGCCCTTGCCGCCGTCGTCCAGGTGGCCCTGCAGGTGCGCTTTCACGCCGGCGTCGTCGGCCGCGGGAATGTCCGCTGACGACAGCCGGTCGATGCCGTTCTGGCAGGCGGCCAGGTTCGCCGGGCCGCCCTTGGTCTTGTGGTGCGGGAACTTGTAGTTCCCCTTCTGGTCGTCGGCGTCGTCGTCGCCGTCTTCGTGGGGCACGCTGGCCGCGTCGGCGTCTTCCCAGGCGTGGCAGTACTTCAGGACCGTGTCGTCAGCCGGCATCGCGGCGACCGCGGCCGGGCCATCCCACGCCTCGTCGGTCGTGGCCGTGTGATGCACAGGCAGCGCCTTGGCCGCCAGCGGCATCGACTCGATGCCGAGCACCCGCGCGCGCACGGCCACTACGCGGGCCGGGGCCCGGTCGTCGGCCCCGCCATGGCTGTGACCGTGGTCGGCGTCGTTGTCGTGGGTGTGCTCGTGCTCATGGGTCTCGTCGCCGCCCTGCGAGCCGTTCGCG